GTTGCGGATGTTGTAGAGGTTCCGGGCGAGTGCACTCAACTGACGGATCGCGGTGCAGCTGGGTTTGGGTCGACAGGTATTTAGAAAACTAAAGCTCTAAAAATATAAGAATGGTTTATTTCCAATCAGTTGCTTGGGATGGCCAGGACCAAGATGATCAATTTACAATCAGGATTTTTGGTCGTGCCGAGGACGGCAGATCCGTCTCCCTCGGGACGAAATTCAATCCGTACTGTTTTGTCAAGACGGACAAAGACCTCAAGAGCTTCATCAAGAGCACCTTTTGGCGAGGTCTCGTGTCGTGTGAGATGCATCGTGGCAAGGATCTCTGGGGCTTCCAGAATGGTGAGCTGTCGCGCTTTTTGAAGGTGGAATTCAAGACGCACCGGGCTCTCCGGAGTTTCGCTTACTGTGTAGAAAACAACAAACACTCGGAACTCGCCGGGTGCAAGATGTACGAATCGAACATCGATCCCGTCCTGCGATTCATGCACGTTTCTGGGTGCACATCGACCGGCTGGATCGATCCTGGACTTTGCGAACCTGACGCAGAGTCTACGTGTGAAGTGAACCTCTGGGCACCCAATTGGCGCTTCATCACTCCGTTGCCCCGTGACGACTTTGCACCCTTACGAATCATGTCGTTTGACATTGAGTGTTATTCGAGTACGGGAGCGTTTCCGGACCCCAAGAACCCGCACGACGTCGTGTTTCAGATTGGCATGACGACAAAGGAGTTTGGGAAGGAGGGCTTTCTGGATCGCAAGTGTCTGTGCCTCAAGAAGACGGCCGGACCGGACGTGGAGTGTTTTGAGACCGAACGGGAGCTTCTGAACGCCTTCCAAAAGTACCTGATAAAAATCGATCCGGACATCATCACTGGATGGAACATCTTTGGGTTTGACTTGGAGTTTCTGATCATTCGCGCCACAATTCATTGCGGTCTCAGCCCTGTTTGGGGCCGGATCCGTGGTGAGATTGCGGCTCTCGTCGAGAAGAATCTGAGTTCTAGTGCTCTTGGCAACAACGAACTCAAGATGGTCCCTATGAAAGGCCGATACGTTTTTGATCTATTTCAGGACGTGAAGCGTGAGCACAAGCTGGAGAGCTACAGCCTCAACAGCGTTTCCAAACACTTTTTAAACGATCAGAAGAATGATATGCCGGTCAAAGAGATTTTTAGACGGTACAAGGATGGCGACCCTAACGAGCTCGGGGAGGTGGCCGAGTATTGTATACAGGATACGGTCCTCCCGCATAAACTCATGGAGAAACTGTGCCAGATTCAGAACGTTGTGGAGATGGCCAAGGCGTGTTGGGTTCCATTGGCGTTCTTGAGTGAGCGGGGCCAGCAAATCAAGGTGTTTAGTCAGATGGCGAAAAAGGCCCGCGAGCTCAACTTTGTGGTTCCGACTTTTCGCAGAATTGATGGACCGAGCGATGATCAGTATCAAGGTGCGACGGTTCTGGAGGCTCAGACGGGTGCATACTACGGTCCGATCACAGCACTTGACTTTGCTTCTCTGTATCCGAGCATCATGTGTGCACACAATTTGTGTTATTCCACACTGGTCATGAATTCAAAGTATGACAATCTGCCAGGAGTGGAATATGAGCAATACGGGCCGCACCGCTTCGCTCAGGGGGTCCAGAGCCTCCTCCCCACGATCCTCACGGACCTCAAGGCGTTTCGCAAAAAGGCCAAGAAGCTGATGGCTCAAGCAGAGGGAACACCGATGGAGGCGGTTTACAACGGTCAACAGTTGGCTTACAAAATTAGTATGAACAGTATTTATGGGTTTACTGGTGCTTCTAAGGGCATGCTTCCGTGCGTCGCCATCGCATCCACTGTTACAATGCGAGGACGACAAATGATCGAAGAGACCAAGAACTACGTGGAGGCCAACTTTCAGGGAGCGAAGGTTAGGTACGGCGACACGGACTCGGTCATGGTGGAATTTGACGTGCAGGGCCGGCGGGGCCAAGAGGCGATCGACTACTCGTGGGCCCAGGGCGAGTTGGCCGCCGAGCAGTGTACGAAGCTCTTCAAGGCGCCCAATGACCTCGAGCTCGAGAAGGTTTACTGCCCGTACTTTTTGTACAGTAAGAAGCGCTACGCCGCGAAGATGTACGAAGGCAAGCCACAGCCAGATGGGTCGACAAAGGTCGTCTTCAAGAAGATTGACGTCAAGGGTCTACAGGTTGTCCGGCGTGACAGTTGTCCGTATGTGCGTGAGACGCTCAAGAAGCTCTTGTCTATGGTTCTGGAGTCAAGTGATCCCCTCCCCGTGATCGCGGCCGCGCGTGAAGCGGCGAAAAATTTGATTCAGGGTAATGTGCCCATTGAAAAACTCCTCATGAGTAAACAGCTCGCGAGTGATTACAAGGTGCCGATGCCACACGTTGCTGTTCGCGACAAGATTCGGGCTCGGGCACCAGGGTCTGAACCACAACAAGGTGACAGAGTTCCGTTTGTGATTGTAAAGGGTGAAGGAAAAATGTACGAGAAGGCGGAGGATCCCGCGTGGGTCAAGGAAAAGAATATCCCACTTGATTTTCAGTACTATTTCACGAACCAGTTCAAAAAGCCGGTACAGGACTTGCTCGAACCACTCGTCAGTGCCGATCTCATTTTTGACAAGAAGTTCATGGTCAAGACAGACAGTACCGCGGAGATTGCGGCGCGTAAAGCTTTTCTGTCTATGTTCTCAAAAAAGGTGGTATAAACAATTACGACCAGGTAGTAGTATGGAACAACAGATTCTTCAGTTAATTGAAGAAGAGGTGAGCCGTAGGACGGCCCTTCACGTATTTGCTTCACTCAAAATCGTATCAAAAATTTACGAACTACCTATTGAGCAGCTTGTGAAGGACACGGCGGATGTCAAATGTTCATTTTGTAAAGGAATTCTCAAGAGCAAGAAGCGCTGTCTCAAGCAGCCGAGCGAGAATGGTTACTGTGGATTTCACCAATCTCAAGTTCCAGCACCGCCACCGTCCAAACCACGGGACAGGGTCAAGGCTCCATGGGAAAATTAGTTAGAGAATTTGGGTTCAAAATTACCAATGAGTAAGTCTGAGCTTCTTCTGACGAGCCTCTCCAAATTTTTTGATGTACCAGAGAATCGCGAAAAACTTCACGATATTCTGGGGCACCGCAAGGGTATTTCGCTCAGGAAATTGGAGTGGTTCGTCACAAACTACGCAAAGAACAATCACGTGACATATACGACACCAGCTGGTAAGATGTTTACAGTCCACGTGGCTTACAAATCTAGTCTGGATGGGTACAGCAAGAAGCTCTTTGATCCCTTCTGCCGGACGGAGCGTGTTGAGTTCCAGGGGTTCACGACAACGTGCGCCCAGCTGAACTTTCTGCGGTGGTGTGTGCAGAATGGGGTCGTGGAGTATCTGGAGAAGGCGGCTATTAAACATAAGGAAGACGGGCAAACCCACCCTGGAATTCCAGAAGAGTATAGCCATAATAAAACATGTACAAATTGTACCCTTGTGTAATCTGTGTCGCATAACTCGGGTTGAACACGAGCGTTAGTGTAGTGGACTGGGAATTGAGTTTTGAAAAATTGAGATATCCACCCTGATTGTACTCTTTTGGCGTGAGACCAAAAGAATAACTGTAAATACTTTTTGAAGGAATTGAAATTCCATGCTCCATGGGCTGCTTGAATGTATAATACAGTGACCCCTGGAACGTGCTCAAAATATCAACATTATTCAACGTTATTTTAGCAGTATCAATAACGTCTATATAATTGGATGGACCAGAAGGAAAGTTCAATTGGATCCCCGTCCTTATATAATTGGTCGTGTAGCCATAATTGTATCGTGAATCGGAATACACGCCCGTTGTGACATCTTCATAATTTTTATTTCTAAAAAACCATGTCAAAGTTTGTACTGGAAAAGAGGCGGTAAGTTGAAGCTGGGGATTTCCCGCAGAAAATGTAAGGGTTGATTCTTTTTTGACGCGGTTCACAATATATTTGAGAGGTGTGTTGGTGTAGTACAACTTTTCGGCATTTTCCAACAAAATTTCCTCCGTCACGAGTTTGGGTAACACGAGGTCGGTCGTGTGAGGTGCGGCAACGTTACACCACCACGTGTTTGGCTGGAATGTGAAGCGCACATACAAGCGCTGGTTCCACATTGCGCAAAGAGGGAAATAAGGCCGGCGGAGACGCTCATCATCATGGTCATTATGAGATTTGCGGCGACAGAAGAAGAACTCAAGAGGAACTACGTAATCGGTCTGAACCTGTGAGTTGATGTTGGATCCTCCGACGGCTTGGAACATTCCAAGTTGTTCATCGGCATCTAAAAACATCTGGTCCCGAATGATGTACCAGTCATCATAAAGCGTCTCTATGACGGTTTCGTTCACAAGGAGATCCACTTGCTTTATCAAGGCGCGGCCAATTTGATCTGAATATTTCGCACCAGCCGGGAGGGCCGGCATCGTCACCTTCAGGTACATATTAGACAGGAGATGGCCGAGCTCAGTGGGTAAGAGTTCAATCTGGATAGTTTGACCCTGATAATAAGGATTTGGGGGAGGGAAGGGGATGACGCGCTGGTACATGACGGAGTTCGTGTGCCGTTTGAATTCAGGGTTCCACTGAGACTTTGTGAAATCTTCTAAAAGAAGATGATCCTCTTGAGGGCCGATGGCGTTGATTGCCATCACTGAACCCGCACTGAACCCCCTACCAGTCAAATCGTCATACGGTCCGGTTTCTGGATTTTTACATTGGAATCCAGTATTGAGGTCACGCAATGGTATGGTTGTCTGACCACCTCTCACGTTTTGATTAATTTCAACTTGGAATTTTTGGAGTGACTTTTTTATTTCCTCATCAAAATTTGTAAAAGTGGCCGGAACAAATTTACTTTGAAAACCAGGTTCCTTGGCTATACCAGTCGTATAGACGGACTCGGATGTGTTTTGTGGGATACTTCCGTCAATTGGCGCCAAAATTGCAAACATTTCTCTTTTGGGAACGAGCACATCAGAGACCCAGTTTTGCATCGTTAGATCGGTATAAGAAACAACCCGGCACGGAACCGTGAATCCGGTGAGGTTTTCAACCGTCCATCCCACCCCGAAACCTGCTGGCGGGTCTTCCTGGAACATAAACTTCGTGACATTTTGAATAACATCATAATACCCTTTGACGGAACCCTGAATCTTTGTAGTTGTGTACTCAAAAATACCTGGTGGATAAAGAATGGCCCCAGTAACAACCTGATAGGGTGCTACACTTTGTTGGGTGTCAGATTGTATGTTAAAGGACCATACATAAGACTCTGACGTGCGATTTGAAATTTCCACTGTTCTAGGATCCATCTTAGTATTTAAATCAGGTCCAGGTCCCACTACGAGTTGACCGGCCAGTCCTGTGATGCCAACTGCAGTCCAATCTTTTGTAATATACACCCTCTCTGGGTTATTTGTGGTGGCATAAAATGTCACGTTGCTTTTGCCAGATAATAAATAAAAACCATTGATTTCAATTGGGGTCAGAACAACGTTGGGTTGACCAGGTGCAGATGCCGCCGCTGATGTCGGCGTTTGAGTTGGGCGAGGTAATATATATGGAATATCAACTCCTTTGAAATAATTAATAACATCTTTTTGAATTTTTCTTTCAAAATTGAGGACTGCTTCGGGTGTTTTTTTGAAAAAATTAATCACGGGTGCTTGGGCCTTGCGTTCAAGGTCAAGTATCTTATCGAAGGCCTGCTTGGCCATATCTAAATTTCACTTAGGTTATTTTTCCACATCTGTACCACGGTCATCGCCTTGAGTCGGGTGTAGTCCTGGCGCTTTGCTGCGCATAGAGCTTCAAGTTTCGCCACCTCCTCTTGTGTGTACTGATACGTCTTGATATCGAGCAATTTTGAATGAAACGCCTCTGCAAACTTTGCAGTAACAAACTGTCGGGTAATTTCACTCATGGGCATGTTCATCACCCTGAAGCTCCCATCAACCACTCCGCGGATGAATCGCGCCTTCTCGTCAAGCCAGTTCACCTCCGCCTCGAGCTGCTTGAGCTGCCACGCCTTGCGCTTCTTGTACACACTCAAACGTATCTCCAGATAGTCCACCAGAATCTCCTCTGGACTATTGTACTTCTTGACGGCTCCATTTGGTCCGATGAGGTACATGTTTGATGTGTGGATCGTCTTGGTCAACCCGAGTTCTTTGATTGCATCGTCCCCTACAAAACCCCAGATCCGAAAGTCCGGTGTGGTTTCAGTGGAATGATTTTCAAACTTCTGAATAGTTCCCTTTTCAATAAGGGAATCAAGATGTTCTTTGAAGTCCTGAATCCACCGGCCCGGCGGCAATTCTGTGACGTGCAACTGTGATCCCTCCACCGAAATTACACCCTCCATGACCCAAGTATGGTCCTTGGTTTTTGTAATTTTGCCCTTGAATGCCTTGAAGTGTGGGACCATGGGCGCCATGGCAACCTGGTCTAGTGCACAAATTATATTGTGCTTGATAATTGCCAAATCGTATGGTGGTACGTAACAGCTGAAACCAGTACCGATACCCTCGGCGCCATTCACCAAAATCATCGGCACGACTGGAGCGTAAAACTCGGGCTCCACCTGCTGCCCGTCATCCATCACATACTTGAGAACCGCGCCGTCAACCGGATCGAAGATCTTGCGCGTCAATGGGTTCAACCGCGTGAAGATGTAACGGGAGCTGGCCGCATCCTTCCCGCCCGCCAACCGCGTCCCAAACTGTCCTGAAGGTTCGAGCAAATTAAGATTATTCGCGCCTACGAAATTCTGTGCTAAATTCACAATGGTTCCTTGTAGACTCGTTTCTCCGTGATGGTACGCAGTTTGTTCGGCGATGTAACCAGCCAATTGGGCCACTTTCATGTCTGACGTCAGGTTCTTCTTCAAACAGGCGTATATGACTTTGCGTTGCGAAGGCTTGAGACCATCTGCGACGTGAGGAATGGAACGCTTGATGTCTTCGGCACTGAAGTTCGCAAGATCGCGGTGAACAAACTCCGTGACGGGCAGGGCTTTGATGTGACCGTACGGAACGCCGGCTGGCGGACTCGCCATGTGGTTCGTAAGCCACCCTTTGCGGTCATCAGCCTGTGACTTGGCGAACGCCAGACTCATTGATTCATTCATTTTTGAATCTGAATTGAAGGCTACGGTCAGTTGCTCGATTTTTTGGAAATATTCTTTGGCCTCGGCGCTGGTTGAAGTTCCCAGACCCTTGTAGTACTTGATTCCATTCTGGCCGACCGTAACGCGTCCAGCTTCTTGTGCAGCCCGGAACTCCTCTTCCGTAAAGTACCAGACTCGGCCAGCTTTGATGACTGGCGTGACCATGGACACGACAAATCCAAGTTCAATAAGTTTGGGCCAGTACACGTGGAACATGTTGAGGACCAGTCCTTTGATATGAGAACCGTCAAGGTCGGCGTCCGTCATAATCATCAACCGGCCATAGCGCAATTCTCTTACTGAATTATAGACTTTACCATGTTGGAGCCCGAGGATCTTCTTCAGGCTGGAAAATTCCTCATTCTCGGTCACCTGCTTTACCGTAGCATCCCGCACATTGCGCGGCTTGCCCCGCAGTGGAAAAACACCGTAAGCGTTGCGCCCGACCACGCTCAGCCCTGCAATGGCCAGCGCCTTTGCAGAGTCTCCCTCGGTAATAATAAGGGTACAATCGTGCGACCTATGAGTACCGGCCCAGTTGGCGTCGTCAAGCTTGGGAATTCCCGTGATCCGCGACTTTTTGGACCCATCTGTCTTCTTGAGCTCTTTGTCAACCTTTGCGAGGCCGAGGGCGAGGAGGTCGTCAAGGACACCAGACGCCAAGACATCCTTGATGAATTTTGGTTTCAAATCAATGGCATCTGTAATCTTTGAAGTGCACTCAGCCTTGGTTTGACTTGCGAACGTAGGATTAACCACCACCGCCTTGATGAAAACAAAAAGTGCCGCCTTGATTTGGGCGGGTTTTACAGTCACGCGCTTATCAACCGCGATAGCATCACAAATCACCTTCGTCACCTTATCAACATGAGTACCCCCCTTGGTGGTGGCGATTCCATTGACCCATGAGCATTGCTGGAACGCACCAGAAGACGAGTGGCCCACAACAATATCAAAATTGTCAGTATGCATCTGGGCAAGTGATGTAGTCCCTTGGTGCATCTTTGCATAATTCTCAAGTGAACTGACTTTCAGAACCTTGCCGTTGAAGGACACGGTCGCCTTTGTACACCACATGGCTGCATCCCACGTGCGCTTTTCGGCCACAGCCCGAAACTCACCGACTCCTCCAAACCGTGGCCAATCTGGTACAAATCCAACACGAACGTAAATGGGTTCGGATTTAGTTTCAATAACTGCCGGATCACACCGACTCATGTTGTCGTGCCACATCTGGCGATACACTTTCTTCCCGTCACTAATTGCGATCCAAAATTTAGATGAAAATACGTTTGCGAGTTTGGCACCGTAACCGTTTCGGCCACCCGTAACCCGCTGCTCATCATCATTGTAATTGGAACTGGTCAGAAGGTGCCCGAAGATGAGTTCAGGAATCCATATTTTTTCGGTCGTGTGCTTCTTAATGGGTACACAAACGCCTGAATTTTCAATCGAAATTGTTCCGTCACTGGCAACGTCCACCTTAATGTGTGTCACCTTCTTGGGATGCAAGGACCATTGATCTATGGCGTTGACCAGAACCTCGTCAAAAATCTTCACAAGACCTGGTGAAACAGAAAGTTGAGAATATGTGAACCCATCTCCGTCGCGAATCCAGTACTGACCGGATTCGGGAGGGAGTGACCCAACATAGGTGTCGGGTCGTTTGAGAATATGCTCAACGTGTGAGAGCCGTTCATATTGCATTCGTATCTAAATTACAGGTCTAGTCTTTAGGTCTTGTGGACGTCAGAACATCATTTTTTGCGCATCACTAAAAAAGCCGTTACGGCTATCACGATCGTCCATCCGACGAGATGGTCAACTCGGTTCATGATATTAATTTGTTCGTCGGCCATCTTGTGAAACTCATCCTTGTAACCCTGAGGCTTGAACGGCAGCCAGAACATCCGGCCGAACGGCACAATTGTCGGATCTAATTTATCACGGCATGCGTATGCATAGTCATACCACGCAAGGGCAATGTAAGGAAACCAGAGCAGAAATGCAAGGACCCAGAGATTCTTGTGTGGGGCGAACCAATAACCCGCAGCAAGAAGCATGGTGAAGACCACACATTTCAGATTAAATGAGAAGGGGCGACCTGGGAATATACCACCCGCCATCTCTTGTTTCTATTTACGATTTAAAATTAGGACTGAAATTATGATAATGAGAAGAATGATGATGAGAATTTTGAAATCAAATTCAGGTTTCACTTGAGGCTTATCATTGGCCACAAGATTTGCAAGGGCGTCTTCATATGAAACCTCTGGTTTACCTAGGCGCTTGTTTACTATGTTATGAACGTCTACTGACCATTGGAAAAAGTCTCCTGTTTCTGGAACTGGGTTCTCAATGAGTACCTGTTCAAAGTGCTGTCGGCACGATAGGCACGGGATGATATACAAGTAACCCTCCACAAACTCGGCAAGCGCCTTGTAATCCTGACAGGCCAGACAAGCGATGTGAAGGGTCATCCAGAAATGAGGACCCCATTTAGTTGGAGGAATATGCATATCTAGTTATTACTTAGAAATTTTTGATACAACAAAGATTGCAATTCCGTTCCAAAATTCACGACAAGCACTTTCCATCGGTGTGTGGCTATCGTTGGCCGTGTACATTATTTCAAATTTTTCAATAACATTTGCACCCACGTCATTTAACGCATTTAATGTACCTTGTCTGGCCCCAGACCAATTCCAGTCGTCCACGATAACGATGGCCTGATCAGCCAAAACGGGCCAAAAATGCGTTATGCCTTTGTAGTGACTGGTCTCTTCGTGATCCCCGTCATATAGGTAAATGTCAATTTTGTTTGAAATTTTAGAAATGTCGAGAGAAAAAGCATCTTCTTCAAAAACTTTAACCCGGTCCTTGAGATTAAAAAGGTTCAGGTTAGAGTCGAACTCTTCTTTCGGACCCCCGAACAATGCCCAATTTTCAATGGCCGTGCCGTTACAATGAGGGTTGAACTGAAGTGCGGCACAAAGTGTAGATCCTTTCCACGAACCCACCTCAAGGTATTCAGTTGGACGGCCCTGAAACGTGAATGAACACAGTTCGTTATAAAGGATGCGCGTTTTGGCACCCGACATGCCGACAAGTTCAAATATTTCACGGGGTAATTTAGTTTGAAAGGTGTTTGAACGGTTAAATGATTTGATGACGTGTTTAACTAGGTCGCTCATTCTAAATAAATAAAGTCAAACTTTTAAGCCTTCGGGTCAGCCGCCCGAGCATTCAGAGCCTCCTCGATGAGTGCCGAGGCGCGATTAACGGGAACGTCCTCCTCGTCTGCCTCTGGCTCTGCCTCTGGCTCTGCCTCTGGCTCTGCCTCTGGCTCTGCCTCTGGCTCTGCCTCTGGCTCTGCCTCTGCCTCTGGCTCTGCCTCTGGAGCGGGCTCCGGGGCGTCGGACACCTTGGCCCAAACGGCCGGCGAAAGGGAAACGACTGGGCAGCCATGAGCCGCGTCCGGTACGACGAAAAAGCGGCCAGCCTGAACGAATCCCTCGTCTGTGAATTTCCACGAAATTGGGCGATCAATGAAATACAGGTACGACCCCGAAAGGAACACGTTCACAAGGCCCTCCTCCGTCTCGGTAAAGTCGTCGCCCGCCTCGGCAAGGACGATCTTGACACCGTCAACCTTCCAGTAAAGCCCAGACACGGGGTCCTGAATGCGAAACGCCATTTAGTATTTGTAAATATTAATTTTTCTTTAAAAATGACATGACGTCCGAGGTGGCCTCGAGACCTCCCACGACCGCTTTGCCCTGGTTCGACAGTCCTGAGAAAAAATTCATAAACAAAATTGCAATAATAATTATGAAGGTGGCTACCCCAACGAGCCCCCACCCAAAACCCTTGGGAACGGGACCCATGCTAGCGCTCGCCGGATTGGCCGGATCGTAGTACACGATGACGTTCTGGCCCTCTGTGGAGTTCGCCGGCCACGAAGACGGGAACCGGTATGGGGCTGGCGATGGGGACGGAGATCCTACAGTATCATATAAAGCAGTTGCCGTGCAGACATTTGATGTGCAATTCACATCTGAAAGAGTGCCTGTAGTTTGAACCGTATGTTTATTCTTTCCCAGAATAATCATCCATCCACAAATGCACATACATAACGCAACCACACAAGCGATTATGACCCCAATTCTCGTTCTAATTTCTCCGTAAGTTTTCAACCCTGACGTCAACGCATCGGCCATTCTAATTTTATTTTAGAATTAAAATCCACCACGGAGTCTGAGAACTAGATGGAGAGTCGACTCCTTCTGGATGTTGTAGTCGGCCATAGTCCGATCATCCTCTAACTGTTTTCCCGCGAAAATGAGGCGCTGCTGATCTGGAGGGATGCCTTCTTTGTCGGAAATTTTAGCTTTCACATTGGCGATTGAGTCATTGGCTTCAACCTCGAGTGTGATAGTCTTGCCCGTCAGGGTCTTCACGAAGATCTGCATTTTATTATTTCGTGACTAAAATTTTTAATTACGGCGCGAGGAGGGACCGGCTCCATTGGCGAATTTGGCTCGCAGACGCGCCTTGAAATTTTCCAGATTGGCATTTTTGGCAGCCACTAACCCACCGGCCGTCATATACCCTAACAAACGCATTCCGTGATTGTAATTATTTGCCTGATTCAATAATGAATTCCAAGATTGTTTGTTGAGATAAGTTGGAGCGATCGGGAACTTTTTCCGAAGTCGCTCTTTGAAATTTTGAGCGTTTGCTTTTGTTATCCAATATCCAGCATTCTGCAAGTTGTTGAGCGAGCGCATCCCATTTTCATAATTACGGGCCATATTTAGCAATGAATTATATGTAGCATTGTTGAGAGCGGCCGGCCGTTTAACCACGCCCCGTCTGAGACATGAAGGACTAATGGTCCGTGTAAACTCTTTACGAGCAAATATTACAAACGCGTATTCGTAACGGGTAATTTGGCCGTTTCTGAAATGTGGATACATGGGTGCAATCTCTTCATTCACTACCCTCACATAATCAGCATAGTTCCACCAATTGCATTTAAAAACCTTTTCCTGGTTTGAATCAAAAATGTATCCTTTTCCATTGCATACGTATCCGGCCAAAGCGTGAGCCCTGTTTCGTTCGGAACTATTTGCATTTATATTCTGAATAGAAAGAGATGCACACATCAGGGAATACTTTGGATCTTGTGTATAAATGGGCGAAATCCGCGTCATGCGTATCGTCAAGTCATTATCATCGTGAATAAGAACAACAAACTGAGGTTTTTTCCGCCCATCAAATCCTCTTATCCGGTAAGTTGATTTCATATAATAAGTTCCTTTGAATCCCAAATGGTCTAGAACTTGGGAAATTTCCTGTTGCGGGAAAGCTCCCTCAAGGCCCCGGTAGTTTCGGGCCCTGAGTCCTTGCAAATTCACACCACTCAAAAGTCGCACGGACTTGGCCGCCCTGAGCTTGGCGGTTTTGGGTCCACTCAGAAAACACAAGTACTGATCAATAAATTTCCAAAAGTAAATTTGATTCATTTTTGTAAGATTTTGCATGGGACAAGGTGCGTTGAGGTTTGCGTTGAAATACGCTCTTTCATTGGCCTTGAGCGTTTCATAAATCATTTTCAAGCGGGCGTACAGGATCTTTTGTCCATCTTCAGATAGTATGAATCCATTGAGAATTGAATAAAGCCAACAGGTGCCCTGTGTTTGTAGGGCACCTAGTTGGCCACAGCCATTGTTATTCATTTGAATATACTGCGAAAAAAAGTGTCGTGTACTGGTTAAAAATAAAGATGGCCTGCTCAATATAAAACAAAATATGGACCTCCAGAAGCTTCGCCCAACCAAGAGTCAATGGTGCCTACCGCGACTTTCGGTCGCTGAAGCCCGGGCCCGGGCCACATCTAGCCCATCTGCTTCCGCAGCAAAATACATCATGCAACCTCCCAAAGGTAAGGGTGGCCCACTCTGGCAGAAATTTTATGAGGAGGCGGTTGCGCGTCGGCATCCACAGCCGGAAAAACTGGCCGATACCCTTCTTCGTTCACGGGAGTATACCCTCGAGTTGGAGGCGGTCAAGCGCAAGTCCATGATAACCACCGAGGTTCCCAAACCATCCGAGACGGTCACGGTTAACAAGGTTGGGGTGAAAAAGGCCAAGCCGGTCATCCACGACGCCCTCAGGTGCAAGGCTCTTACACTGGAAGGCCGGCGATGTGGGTTCAAGGCGACGTGTGGTGACTTTTGCAAGAAGCATTCAGTCGCAGAAAAAATGTGAACAAAGTTTAATATGGAAGAATTCAATTGGAACTTCGTATGGGCCGCCCTGGTCATCAACTTTTTACTCGTCTATATCGTCCCTCGGCTTATAAAGAAACCTACAGGCATCAAGGTCCTGGACGACACGGTCCTCTACCTCAACTCTACGAAGAGTTTCTTGTTGTCCAGCTCGATCGTTGTTGCGCTTGTGGTGTACGGATCCCATTACTGGGTCAACTCCGCGTCGGACACTACGAGCACAGGACCAACGAGCCCTAAATTTTAATATTTATATTTTATAAATGAATCGCTCCATGAATGCCGCGGTGAATAACACCGTCAAGGCGAATAACCAAATCCAGGCGGCCGCCGGTCAGGCTGCCATGGGTAATGTGAACAACGCCAACCGCATGGCTAACGCAGCCGTGACCAGTATTAAAGCCGCCAATAATCAGTTCAAGAACGCGGCCAATCAGGCCAAGGCTCTGGGACTCAATAACGCGGCCAAGAATCTGAATGCCGCCGCGAACGCCGTCAAGAAGGCTCAGATTATCAAGGCGCTGAAGAACACGGCCAATGCCGTCAAGGCGATGGCACCCAAGGGGATGATCGTCACGGCCGGAACTCCGGGCAATCTTTCAGCGTAAGCATAAGATCCCGGGTATGAGAATGATCCCACGTGGTCACCTTCTTCTCGTAGCAGTCCCATAGGCACTTCTGAAGTGCCTCACCTGACGGAAACCCCCACTGCTGGTCCGCGGTGAAAAGAAAATCATTAAATCCAATTGGTCCCTTTGTACACGGCACAATCCAAGGAGTCTTCACATACTCCTTCAGGCCCCCGTAATCGGTAATCACGACGGGTTTGGCCCGGAGAGCCGCCTCAACCGCCCCCATTCCGACACCCTCGGAATGTGAGCAATTGACGTAACAGTGACACTGGTCGTGGACCTTTTCAAGATCTTCGGGGCTCAAAAGACCATTGATGACCGTCACACCTGGGACCCGCCACGTCACGTCCTGGAGACATGTCGCCTTGAGAACCAAGTGTGCTGCATCCTTGAATTCACAACGCAAATACGCATCTATGAGTCCGCGAATATTCTTGCGAGGATCCATGACATTTCCAATTGTGTAAAAAATATATGGACCGGTTAGTGGTCGGGGAACGGATGGTTTGCCGTCGGCATAGAGTCGGAGAATTTTCCAATTTACATGAGGAAATTGGCGCTCAAAAACCTCCTTGCAAAAATCAGAAGCTACATGCAACGTGCCATACTTGGCCAACTTTCCGTAAGCGGGG